CATATCGCAATCTCACATCAACCAACATATTCTCTTTTGATAATCTGGATTTATGTGTTTTACAATGAATAATATTACCAACAACTTCCGTACCTTCTTTATCTTTTTTCCTTGATAAGTAAATAATTGAAGAAGCAGCATACTTTAATCCTGAACCACCTCCCATTTCTTTCATTGGCATATATGCACCAACAACATCATAAGTGTGGTTTGTAATTACCATAGGCACTTTAGCACGACCCAATTTTAAAGTTAATACCCTAAATGCAGCTTTCAACACTTGTGCTCTGGTCATATCTCTTGTTTCTTTTCCTTCGGCAGTATCTTCTACTTCTTTAGTGGTCGATAACATACCTAAACTATCCAAAACAAACAAAATAGGTTTTCTATCTGCCCCATCTTGACTAATATATTTTTCTAATACTGCTAATGATTGTGTTCTAAATTCTTGAACCGTAGTTACAGGCATAATGACCATCCGTTTGGAATCAACACCCCTATTTTCAATTAATTTTTTTGTTAATGCACTTTCACTTTCAAAGTAAATAACACCACCCTCTGGATGATTATCTAAAAAATGTTTACACATTCCCAATACAAAAAATGTTTTACCTGTTCCACTTTCACCAGCAAATGCTGTAATCTTGTTGGAAGGCATACCGCCATATATTGAACCAGATAATAAAGCATTAAAGATATGAGAACCTGTATCAATAAATTTATCTACATCTCCGGCTTCAACACCTTCACTCACTAAACTAGCATATTCATTACCAGTTTCTTTTATTATCTGTTTTAAAAAATCAACCATCTTCTTTCACTTCCTGCTTTTTAGAATTTTCATATTTTCTAACTTGTAAAGTCAATTTGTCCCATAATTTACCTACCGTAGTCAATTCAGTACTTCTAATAGCACCTCGTTGAACAGAAGCATCTATAACTTTTAACATAGTTAAAAAATCCTCTTGTGTAATCACCTGCTCCTGTACTTTTTTTAATAATTCTTCCATTATATCACACTCCTTTCACAAAGTCAAGCCCAAACATATTGGTTATTAAATTGTATATTTTTTCTCGTTTCACACCACTTTTCATAATCTTCTCCTTCAATTCTCCAGTCTGGATTATCTGGCACATAATTTTTTGGTACTGTTTGCCAATCCTTTTCTTCCATTACATAAAACATATCATCTATTATAATTTCATCATCATCATATTGTATAAAACCACCACCAGTATCACTTGCCGCCTTTTGAACCTTATTGAATATCCCTCGCAACCAATCTTTTTGGTATTGCTTTTGTCGTTGATAATCATAAAAAGGTTTTAATTTTTCATAATCACTTTTGCTTATCATCATTTAATATTTCTACACAATAAAATTCTAAATTTTCTTCTTTAATTGCTCTTGCAGTTTTACAATCATATCCAGTAACTGCTGACACTCCTATATCCGTAGTATTTTTTTCGCCATTAAGGGTTAATGATCCATCTAATGCTGATTTGAATAATGTTATGGATTTAAAAGTTATGGGGTCAGAGCAGCTTGTTAACAAAAATACAATAAAAAATGTAATTGTTATAAATCCAAAAACATACATATCCAACTGTTTTCTATATTCGTTCATCTTATAATTTGTATTTCAGCATCCTGATGCCAAATTTCCAATTCTTTTCGTAATCTATTCTCTTGTTTTAACTTATTAAATCTTTTGCCTGCTATTTTTTTCCACCAATTAATTGCATTTTCTAATTTAAATTTATCATAATGAAATCCAGGTTTCAATTCATCTGTTTCTCTTTTTAAATACTGTGGTACATTCTCATAACCATAATCTGACATATAAAATCTTTTTCGTTCTGTTAAATCTCTGGTCTTATTAACAAACTTACCAAACTTTTCATATAAATTTGAATTATGTCTTTTTAATGATTCCTTAATTACAGATACCATCTTTGTTTGTGTTTTAAGTTTTCTACTACTTGCTTCTGGATCAACTAATGGTTCATCATTATTTCGTTCTATAAACCATTTATTCATTTTTTTAAATGCTTCACCGTGTAATAATGGTAAAAAATGACTATCTGTTAAACCCTTAAATCTTAAATAAGGTTTCATACCATCATATTGACTTGAAGCTTTACTACTACCATATAATGATGTGGTTTCAAACAAACACATATTAGCGTTATACTTCCTATTTATGAAATCCCTTACATAGTGAGAACAACATATAGCAGCAAGTAATTTACCTCCCAAATAGTCATAACCAAAAGGTTGCGTTGGTACCAAGACAAATCCCATAATAACACTTGCATTAAATCTACCCATTTCTTGTAAATCTGTTGTTGCTAAAGGACGACCTAGGTATACATTACGAGGTTTGCTATTAATAACAGGAGAACCTAAACGAATAAAACCTACAACAGTATTTGTGTTTATCTCTTTTACTTCTAATCTTATACTTTTACCAGGTATACTAGACATATTAGTATGTGAAGATGTTTTATTCAACATTCTATCAAAAATTTGACCATTAGGTTCCTTAATACTAAATTCCATATCTTGTGGATGTAAATCGAAATTATTAAAAAATTCATCTTCATCTGCCATACCAGGTAACTGATAAGGAAAAGATTTAACTTGTTCCAATTTTTGTTCTCTTAAATACTGGTCAATTCTTTCATATTGGCCAAAATATTCCACAAAATAATTCATTGCCCATGTAGCGTCTTGGTCATTTAACATCATGCAAAAAAATCCTCTATTGTATTACTATCTGAAGCATTCACTTTCCAATTTATAGCATCCAATATAAATCGTAATGGTTCCATAAATGATTTACTAAACTGTTGTTCATAATCTATTAGTTTATGCATATCAAACTCTTTAGGCAAACTACCAATAAATGTAATCACATTAGCGTTCCAAGGATTCTTTCTTAAATGCACAAACTTGCCTTTATCACCCTCATAAATTTGTTGATGTTTATGAGATACTTTTTTTGTTTTCAATAAATGATTATACAATAATGCACCTTTCACATGCATTGGTGTACCTTTTTTATATATACTTGTTGTATCAGAATATTTTTCTACATTATTTACACTACGAGGAAAAGCAATATCTTCAGGTGGTAATAATTCAAATTCTTTCCTAAAATTTACAATAAAATCCTTCATTGATTTTTCATCTTCATTCATAATAACATTAAATGCCTCTCGTAATTTATTTCTACATGATAAAGGTGTTGATGTTTTAACCGCTTCAATACCCATAATTTTTAATTTAGGTTCAGGATATTGCACACCTTCGCTATTATGTACATTTAAAATATATCTTTTCTTTGCCGTCCAAATACCCTTGTCAGCAATAACTTCTCTTGCCATTTGCATTTTTTGAGCATACACATTCATATATTCTCCCAATTCTTGGTAAACTTTATTAATGTATGGTTCAATTTTATCCACACAAAACTTATCTAATGCTTTAACAATTTTTTTCTTATCCGTAGCACCAGTCATTTTAACTAATGGTGCCATATTAATATAAACAGAATCCGTATCACTAGCAATAATATAATCATCATCTTTTGTTTTATATAAATTATTAAAATATTCATTTAATTTTTTTTGAATCCATTTTAAATTTAACTGACCAGACATAGTAACCGCTTCTGCTTCCCTATGGTCATAATATCTAAACCATTTATTACCAATTGCACCATAAGCACTATTCAAAGATATCTTTTTGGAATGTTGAATAATATGGAATTTTCTTGCTAATTTTTCATATTTTGGATCCCTTGTATCAGCATATTTTTGTTCTGCCTGCAACATTAACTGTTTATATTTTATTCTATCATTATATTCTTTTTGTATAATTCTTGGTAAAAATCCTTGTTTATCTTTTTTATACATTGTACCATTACCAGCAGTACAAATGCCATCTGATAAATCAACTTGTTTTTCCAACAAGTCATCAATTAATATATCTCTTTTTTCTGGTAAAATTGTTTCTGGTGATATGTTGTATTGCATAATAAGATGTGGATATAGTGAATTTAAATCAAATGATACAACCCAATCGTGGAAACCTACTTTAGGTTCTTTCACATAAGCACCAATAAGCTCAGGACTCCTGACACTCATTTTCCTCATAGGCACAATAATTTTATCTTTTAATAATTCATTAAAAATAATTGTATCCCACATTCTTACCTGACTAAACACATCCTCATAATTTGCTTTAGCGTGGTAAGCCATAGTTAATGCCAATTCAATCAATTGTAATCTATCTTCTAATCTATCAACCAATTCAACATCATTAATATTATAATCAATAAACGATTGAATATCATTTGTATACCATTCTTTGAAAGTATCATATGGATTTTCAGTTTTCTTTTCACCTAATTCCACAAAAGCAATATGGTCTAATGTATATCTTTCTTGATTTTTAATTGTAAATTTTGTATATAATTGTAGATAATCTAATTGTGCAATGCCTAATAAGCGATAAAATGTAACTTGTCTGCCGTGGTGATATGCAGTATCGCTATCTGTAATTTGCCAAGGTGACATCCTTCTTACTGCCGCCTCACCCAATACATTTTCAATTCTTTTACATAAATAAGGAACATCAAAATATTTGCTATTCCAACCAGTTAATACATCTGGTGTGTAATCACGCCAAAATGTTAAAAACTTTTTTAATAAATCTTTTTCATTATCACATTTAATATATTGTACATTCTTTTGCTTAACTATATAATCAGCAATACCCCAAACTAAAATAGCTTTCCTAACTTGATCCTTGATTGTAATACAAATCAATTGTTCAGTAGCATTGTCCACATTTGGAAAACCTTCATCACTTTTTACTTCAATATCAATAGTATAAATTCTTAACTTCTCTTTATCATATTCTACTTGACCAGGCCAATAATCTGCCATATATTGATATTGAAATCTATCTGTACCAAAAAGATAATTTTCGTGATTCTCATATCTCTTAATGAGCATCCTTGCTTCTTTAACTGATTTACAAGTACGAGCAACAAGACCTGTGCCGTCTAATGTTTTGTGAGTACATTTACCCTTGAATGGATGATATAGTCTAGGAGTATAAGGAACCCTATCCTCAAATCTTTTACCATCT